TCTCACGGGGGTTCCGGTTTCTGCCGGATCAGAGCACGATTAGACGCCGAGGTAGCTGTAGATTGCGGGGAGCGTGACGGTTTTCACCACGTTCGCCACAATGGCGTGTCCGCCAGCAACCCAGTGCAGCCCGTCGCCGCTGTAGAGGCTCAGGTTGGACGTCGAGGCCGGGTTGTTCATGTCTGTCCCGGCGTAGCTGACGTAGAACCAGCCGTCGTCCGTGGCCGCGTTAACGAGCGCCTCGACGGCGGTGTTGAACGGCACGCGGGCATCCTCGAACGTCTTCCCGGTAATGGTGAAGCCAGAACGGGGTGCGGTCATCATGGGGACGACAGCGTATTTCCCTGCCCAGGCGGGGTTCTCCTTGCCGATGTCAATGAACCGCTGCCCGAACGCCATAAACGCGGCTGGCGTCAGGTCCAGGTCGCAGCCGGGGTCTTGGGCGTAGGTGCCGGGGAACTGCCCGTTGATGATCTGCTTCGCATCGTTCGCCAGCCCGCCGATCCACAGCACGACATTCCAGCCGTTCTTGAGGCAGCCCCGGAAGGCGGCCTCGGCCCCGTGCTGGTTCGTGGCGTATGGTATCCAGCCGGTCGGGAAGGTGGTGCCGTTCGTCTGGGAGAGGGCGCTGCCGCCGACAGCCTTGTTGGCGTTGTTGAACCGAGGCGAGATCGTCTTGTCCAAGCCCAGAACGTATGACCACGAGGTCGTCAGGGCGTCGATACTGGTGCCGACGATAATGTGCATCGTGACGGCACTGTTGGTCTGCTTCCCCTCCAGTGCCAGTTGGGCGCGCTCGGCGGTGATGTGGGCGTCCATCTCGGTGGAGGAGAGACGCTTGCTGTAGCCGTGGCCGCCTCGGAAGATGCCGTTGGAGTAGCTGGGGGTGGCCAGTGCAGCCGTGGCTGGGGCGGCACCTCCGTAGTAGCCGAAGTACGTCATGCCAAGCATCGACACAGGCGTTGCCCATCCACTCGTTGCCGCGCCGGGGACTTTATCCAGCAGCGGCGCGTAACCGACCCAGAGGCAGTCGTCAGTCGCGCTGACGGTTGTGGTCAGCACCTGACAGCCCAGATCGGCGAGCCGGATTTGCCCCACGTCCGCGTTCTCAGGATACTTGTGCAGGAACGTGGTGTAGGGGTCCGCGACGATGGCAAGGTTGTCACGGGAGACCGAGCCGTCCTTGATTATGCTCGCCACATACTGCGCTTGCAGACCGAGATCGTCGTAGAGGGGGTTCGACACAGCTTCCCATGTCACCGAGAGCGTGAAGGCGCTGTAGCTGGGGCGCGAAGGGAAGACCGTCGAGACGGCCACGGCTGGCATGTTCACGCTCTCCAGATAGAACGCGCCGGTCCCGTCCGATCCGAACAAGATGTTGGTCCCAGCCATCGCCCGAGGCCTCGTCGTCGCCAGCTTGAACCGGCTTTCAGAGACGCGGATGGCGAAGTAGTTGGTGTCCACCGATAGGCCGCTTCCGATGGTCATCTTGATCGTGTGCGTTCCGGTTCCCGTGTCGGTGATGTCGACCGTCGTTCCGGCGAGAGCGTTCGCCTGAGAGGTTGCCAGCTTGAACGAGGTTGGGATGGTGCCGCCAGAGAACCCGTGGAGCCAGTAGGGCGTGTTCAGTGCCAGACCTGCAGGAAGGGTTCCCGTCGTGGTCAGGTAGAAGGGGCCGGGGGCCAGTGCCGCAGCGGCGGCGAGGTCTTCGCCCACGTTGCCTGTGGTTACGGTCACCACGTTTGTGGCCGCATCGACTGTGAAGGCTTTGTTCATGCCGAATTGGAGGGCGATTTTGAACGGCCCGTCTCCAGTCTGAAGCCCATGGCCGGGGCAGACCACCTCTTCCGTCGCGTTAACGAACGTCACAGGCATCCGGCGCTGGCGAAGGTCAACGCCATAGCCGCCGAAGGATGTGATCGGGCGAAGGGCTCCGCGCGTGGCGAAGTTGGCCTTCAGGTGCCAGTCCTTGTCGATGCCGCTGCCTACCGGGAGCGTGGTCCCCTCGTAGAGCTTGAGGTTGTTGACGAAGATGCTGACGGCGTCGTCTCCAGCCGTGACGGGGACGCCGAGGATGAGCTGGATTGCTCCGTCGTAGTTGGCCTGAGTGAACACCATCGGCGTAAGCGGGGCGATTGTGCCCGTGGAGATGGTCGCTGTCTGGAAAGTGGACGGTGCTTGCCCGACCCGGATGTCCTCCGAAACCGCGACTGCGGCGGTGTCCATGCCGAACACCCAGCCGCCCGCGAAGTTGGACAGCAGCGCGCCGTACCCCTGCGTCGGCAACAGGCCCGCGAACTGTGCGTCAGCGATGTTGAACTGTGCAGCGGTGCCCGAGGCGTTGAGCGCAATCGTCGAGGCGTTGCCCAGAGACGCGACACGGATTTCTCCGCTGGTGAAGTTGAGGATGTTCCAGCGTTCAGGGACCGTGAGGGCCAGCCTGTTCGGGATCGCCCTGCCATCCGTGGCAAAGGTGTCAATCGCTCGGTGGTGCCACAGGCGGTTTCCTGGGGCTGGGAACGGGGTGGTCAGCTCTTGGAGCGTCTGCAGTGATTTGATGTTGGTGATCGCCGCGCCAACGCCGCTGATGGGCATGGTGTCGGCGTACTGCCTGACGGTGGCCCCAGCAACATCGGTCATGCCGTTGGCGTGGGTTCCGTAGATCGGGCGCACCCAGCCACCCTCTCCTGGGGCCAGTGCCGTCAGGGCGGTGGTGTCATCGGCGAACAGGCGACCAGACGCAGTTGCTTGGATGGCGGTGGTGGCCAGTGCGGCGGCGGCAGTTGCGGCTGTGGTTGCTGCGGTTGCGGCTGTGGCTGCGTCGTTGGCTGCGGTGGTGGCTGTAGCGCCAGCAGCGGTCACGGTGGCGGATGCGGCGAGGGCAGCGGCCGTGATGTCCCCCGTGTAGGCACTCAGAAGGTGGGAGCGGAGGGCCACCATGCTGACTGCTCCGAGAGGACCGGGAGCGGTGTACAGGGGGAGCAGCGAGGCATCGGTAGGAGTGACCGCCGGTAGCTGGTCGATAGTCTTGTCGGTCATCTGGACTGCCGTTTGAGGTGGATGTGCCGGAAGTCGGCCAATGGTGTGGGTCAGGGCTTTCACCTGATGCCCGGCGTCACTTGGAGTGCCGGTCTGCCTTTCTCCCAAAGGTCTAGGGGACTTCAGCGGTGTCCTACCGCTTGGCGCGCTTGAAGCTGTCGATGACCTTAGGGACCCCGAAGGATGCCGCGATCATCACGCCAAGACCGGCTATGAACCAGTCAGGGACGGAGGCGTCGAGAACGTCGAAGCCTTGCCGCACGTATGGAGCCATGCCGGGGATGAAGGCCATGCCCAGAGGGACCGACCAGAGGATGACGAACCATTCGTCCTTCCAGCTGGTCTTCGAGCCCTCGGCCATGATCAGGCCCCAGTCGATCTCCGAAGTCTCGCGCTTGACGTAGACGTCGGCCTCGGCCTTGGCGCGGGCCAGCTCAACGTCCAACTTGGCGTCCTCACGCTTTGAGTTCCGCTCGGCCTTCTTGTCGAAGTAGTCCATGAGACGACTGACAAGGGGACCGAGGAAGCTGATCCAGCCCGGCACTGGGCTAGGCGTTCATCAGGTGGAGCGAGGCGTCCACGCGGGCATCGACGGCGGCTCGGAAGCCAGGATCGCTGCGGTACTGCGGGGACATCAGGTCGGCACCCATGGCCTCGGCCGAGGGGTAGGCCTGAGCGTTGGTCGCGTTGCCGGTCTTTGCGCCGTTCACGAGTTGCGGGGTGCGGCCGCCGCCCTGCGCCGAGAACCGGGAGAACATAGCCTCCACGGCCAGCTTGGCGGTTCCAACATCACCCGAGGTGACGGCCTTGTTGTACGCAACCAGATCGGGAGCAGCGACGTTCTCGACAGCCCACGCAGACATGGCCGCGTAGCCGTCAGCGCCACCGGCCGGAGCCATGACGTTCGTCTCGTAGCCCGACACGAGGTTGGCCTCGGCGGTCTTCAGGTTGTTGAAGTAGGCGTCCACCATGTCCTGGCCGAAGGCGTCAACCAGCTTGGTCATCGTCTCGGCGGGCAGCTCGCCCTTGGACTGGTACTCGGAGTTGATCGTCGAGAAGTCGAGGCCAGCAGCGGCCATGGCGGCCGACACCGGGTTGGACTTGTCGTCAACCTTGGGGGCGGCCTCGTCCTCGGCGGCGGCGGGCTTCTGCGACTGCTTCGACTGCAGCTCGCGGTAGGACTTGGCGAGGGCTTCGGCGTTGACCTCCCCCTTCTCCGCGTCCCAGAACTTGTCCTCGACCCAGTCCGGCTTGGCGACGGGTTCGGAGACGGGCTTGCCTTCGCGCTGGTCGGCCTGAGCTTCAGCGTCCTTGATGAACAGCTCCAGCTGCTCGTCGGCGGTGGGCTCCGGGGCGGGGGCGGCGGGTTGGCCTTCGGTGATGGCGAGGCTCATGGCTTAGAACCGCTGACGTTCAATCGTGATGCCGCCGAACGTGAGTTCTTCGACTTCGCGGGGGTTGGTCTGCGGGGTGGCCATCTGCACTTGGCCGGGCGCGGTCACGGTGCGGGTCTCGCCATCGGAGCGTTGGCCGGGCTCAGGGTCACTGGCCACAACCACGGCACCCTCGGGGGCCTTCTTGCGCTTCACCTGCATGACTGGCTGGCTGGGCGTCTCGACGCGCTCAACGTCTACGGTGTCTTCACTCATTGAGCCGGGGCTCCTTCTGTTGCGGCTTTGGCGATGGCGGGCGTGGCGGCTTGGGCCATCTGCTGCATCGCTTGCTGCTGCTGTTGCTGTTGGACTTCCTCGTCGGACATGAAGAGGCCGTCTGTGGAGACTTGGAGGGCGGCGAACACGCGCTTGCCGACCTCATCACCCTTGAGCCGTGCGAGGGCGTTGGGGATGGGGGCCAGGGCGTTGATGCCGGTCATCAGGTTGTCGAGGTCAGAGCCACGGCCGAGGGCGTCCACACCAGTCACGATGACCGGCTTGACGAAGCCCTTGGGCAGCTTGGGGAGTTCCCGGCGTTTCACCTTGGAGGCCATGATGATCTGCACGAGGGGCAGCTGGAGTTCCTGGGCGAGCAGCGCGTGGATGCCACCGAGGCAGCTGTCCAGCTCTGCGGCCAGACGCTTGATCTCCTCGGCCGTGACACGCTCCCCGTTCCGCTGGAGGGCGGAGTTGAGCATGAAGGCGTAGGCCAGCCGGTCCTCGATCTTGCCGATCATGGCGCTGGCCACTTGGAAGTCGGCGGCCTTGTTCAGCTGCAGGGTCGTGACGTCGTTCTCGAGGTCACCATTCACGAAGTCACCGGACTCCGCCTTGGCGAGGTCTCGGGCCTTGGTCGTGCTGTTCGTCCTGACCCCGAAGACCACCTTGGCGGCGGCGGCGGAGAACTTGACGAGGGCCTTGGTCAGCAGCTCAAGCGTCGAGAGGTCGGCGTACCGGCCCTCAACGAACGAGCGCCCGTAGTCCTCGCCGTCGATCAGCGTGAAGCGCAGCGGAAGCCACGGGCACTGGTCGAGGGGGTAGGAGCCTGAAGCGGACTCGATGCGGATACCGGCGGCCTCCTGCTCGACGTCCCACTTGCGGGCCTTGCGGACCACGTGGGTGTAGAGCTTCACGGGGCGGTCAGGGTCAGCACCTTCGACCTCACCCGCAGTGATCTGCGCGGCGACTTCGGGTGGCAGCAGGGCCAAGCCGATCTCTTCCTCGACCACGAACTCCAGCACGTTGCCGAGCGGGTCGCGAACGACGACGTAGTGAGACAGCGGGATCGCCCTCCCCCGGCCGGACTCTGGGTCGCGGAAGAAGAGGACGTTGCCGGTCACGATGAGATGCTCGATGGCCACGCCGAGGGGGACGCGAAGGGCCGACGTCGAGACATCCATGGCCACTGCGCGCTCGATCTTGTTGAGACCCTTCTCGGCCTCACCGCGCATGTTGGCGTCTTGTGTCAGCTCGGCCAGAGCGAAGTCGTCGATGGCCAGCCTGAAGAACGGAAGGTTGGAGGGGAACAGCGCGAGGGTCAGCTTTGAGGTCAGGCTCTCGACACCCTGGCCACCGATCCCGTTGTATGGGGCGCGGAGCTTGTTGTCCTTGGTGCCCTCGGGGGGCAGCAGGTGGGTGACGGTGAGAGCCGAACACTCTCGGCCACGGTCGAGGAACGGCTGACGAGTCATCGACAGCTTGGTGTACCTCTTCGCGATGACCCCCTGTTGGGCGGGGGGCTGGGCCATCTAGCCTCCGATGGTCAGGCCGGAGCCCGCCTTGTCGAAGCCACCGACGGACCTCTGGATGGTGAGACTGGCCTTGCCAGCGCGGGCACCTGCCAGTGGGTCTTTACGTTTGGGGTCTACGGCCAGACGATCTGCCACGGCCACTGGGGCGGGGGGAGGCGTAGCTGGGCGCGACGATGGTGCCTTGGGCATGCACACGGTCAGTCGTCCTCGAATGGGTTCTCGCGCTGGGCATCATGCTGGGCGCGGAGGAAGTGGACGACGCTGGCTGCCCCTGCCGATACCCAGACCTCACGATCACTCATGGTCAGTCTTGGGCAACGGTCAGGGAAGACCTCGGCCAAGGCTTGCACCAAGGCAGGGTCTATAGATGGGAACTTTGAGATGGCGTTTCGTCCTATGGGGTGACTCAATCCAGCGGGCGGGTCTTCTCGCGGATCAGGTCTGCGGTTGGGGCGGCGGGCGGACGGTCATCGAGGAGGGAGCCGCACGCTTGGGCGTCGATCAGGATTGCGAGGCACCCCATGGCGTGGCCGAGGTGGTGGACCAGCGAGACCGGATCGTTCTCCTCCCCGTCGATCCACTCGTGGATGTGGCGGAGGGCGGCGTTCAGGTAGGTGGACGAGGACACGGGGTCCTTGCGCCAGTTGGCTGGGCCGTACTTCGCAGCGCCGTCACCGAAAGCCATCGCCGTGTGGACCAGAGCGGTGGACGGGATGAGGGCCATCGGAGGCTTGGCCATCCCGAAGCGGGTCTTTGGGTTGGCGTCGGGTGGCGTTGGGCGGCGACCGGCGGCGACCGGCGGCGGGACCATCGGCAGATCGGCGAGGCGCTCGTTGAAGGCGCGGACGTCGGATGCGACCGGCTTGGGGTGTATGCCGGAGCCTAGCTCGTAGCCGTAGTCTGAGGTGTCCACAGGATGGGTTCCTTCGTGTCGAAGTTGAAGTCGGTATGGCGGAGGATGCGGGCCACGCGGGCTTGGACGAGGGCGTCAGCTTCGGTGAGCCCCGCCTTCTCGTAGTGGGAGACGACGGTGTGCCACGGGCTCTCGGCCTGGGTGGTTTCCCAGCGAGTCTCGACCATCCCCTTGCGGGCACCGGACTTGAACTCGTGGGCGTAGGGGCGGACGGCGAGCTGCTCGTCGAGGGCCTTGGCGGCCGTGGTCATCCCCATGCCGGGGCATCCGTGGTAGCCGTCGGTCGAGTCGCCCGCGATGGTCTGCACGAGGTGGAACCTGTCGGCCTCCTCCTCGGTCACCGTGAAGACACCCTCCTCCGGCTTGCCGAAGTTGAAGTGCTGTCCGGGGATCGTCCTCAGGTCCTTGTCGATGGTGCAGATGATCTTCTCGCCGGGCACCAGCTTGGGGTGGGTCCCGAGGATGCCGAGGCAGTCGTCGCCCTCCAGCGTGGGGCGGAGGAAGGTGCGGAACTCGTCGAGCGCCAGCTGTCTGAGCAGCGGGAGGAGCATCGGCTTGCGCTTCTCGACGCGGTTGGACTTGTACTGGGGGTACACGCCGTTGCGCCAGTTCGCGCCGTCGGTCAGGCAGAGGATCGCGGCGTCGGCCTTGAGCGTCTCCACCAACGAGGCGATGGCCGACCGGAAGCGGCCCACGGTCTCGCCTTCGTTGGCGTGGAGGGTCCACAGGTTGTCGTCCCACTTGATGGGGACCTCGGCGGACATGGCCACTTGGTAGCAGACCACATCGGCGTCGATCAGGAGGGTCCTCATGAGAGGCCTTTCATGATGTTGAGGGTGGCCAAGCCAGAGGTGGTCAGCAGCCACACCCGCCCGAACTGCATCGGAGCGATCTGCGTGGTGAGCCAACCAGAGGAAGCAGCCATCGCGATGATGTCTGCCGACTCTCTGGCGAGGTTGGACTTGGTGGAGATGCCGGGAGTCTGGGCCGAGGCCAGGACGTCCAGCAGACGGGCGTCAGTGGGTCTCTGCCCAGCTGGCTCCGATCTTGTAATCACCTCCGAGAGGGAGCCTGAAGTTGAAGTACTTCCCTGCCCTTCCGACGCACTCGACGTCGATCTTGCCGAGTTCATCTGCAATTTCCTTGCGGGCTTGAGTTTGTGTTTCGTCGTGAACCCACACCGACTGCATGTAGTCGATGCCGTTCTTCCATCCGCGTGCCCTGTACTCAGCGTGCTTCTCCACCAGCCACCGCTTGCAGATCAGCGCACCGGCCGACTGCAGGAGGAAGTTGAGGATCGAGTGCGCCGACCGGATGTGGATCGGGCGTCCGTCGAGGCCGGTGATGAAGCCGTCC